TAGCGCGCACCGAGACGTTGCGCGCATCGAACGCCGCGGCGGTCGAGACGTACAAGCAGAGCGGGCTGGAATCGAAGGAATGGATGGCGAGTGAGGATGATTTGACCTGTTTTCCGGCGAACACGAATGTCATCACCAGAAGCGGAGAGACGCATATCCAGGATATCCAGAAGGGCGACGAAGTTCTTACTCATGCGGGCTGGCGACGGGTCTCGCGGACTATGCGGCGCAGATATGCTGGCAAGATGATCGAGATAGAGACATCCGATGGGCGACGGCTGACGGCAACTGCCGAGCATCAGGTGTATGAAGTTGGCTATGGCTGGCGGGAAATTCAAGCCCTACGACATGGGAGCCGACTGAAGACGAGCGACAATCAAATCATCCAGGTCACTCGCGTTTTTTATTTCACTCTCGGCAACGTGGAACACAAGATAGCCAAGTTCGCGCAGTCTCGCATCACGCTTGGCGTCTTTAAAAGGGTCAGGATGCCAATACGTTCCATCTATCTCAAGGCACGCATTCTGTTGAGGCAGATAAAAGTCGATGCTGAGTCTTCCAGCGGGATGCTCTGGACTAAGGGGGATGTGCAGACGCTCCAGGGCTTCACGAACCGCACGCTCAATCGAAGTCTCGCCGCGATATTTGCGACAGCAAGAAAAGCAACAAAATCTTCGCTCCGCATGTTCCGATGGTGTCGTTCTAAATCTCTTGCCGCAGTTCAAGCAGTCAACGAATACCGGAGGGCGACGGCAGGCTTCCGAACAATACTTCTTCCTGGGCGTATATGCGGCGAATTGTTTCCCGCATCGGGGGCATACTTTCCGCACCGTGAACTTTGTCCGGCAGGTCCAACTGCAAACCTTATAACGATGAGCGATAGACTTGTGAACCTCAAAATTCTTCCCGCAGACCGGGCAGATCTTTGTAACCATCGGACCCGAGCCAGACAAAGCGCAGCATGCCCGCGAGCAATGCGTTTTGCTCCGATGGGAGGGGTAGGCGTAGAAAGCTTTGCCGCAAACGGGGCACGTCTTGGTTTGCCCAAATTTCGTGGCCCGATGGTAACACGCCCGAGAACAATACTTCGGTCGAGAGCGGGTTTGCAATTTATAAGCTGGGACAAATTGCTTGTGGCAATACGCGCATATATACATGGTATTTATAGATATTATACCACTCTCGTCCTCGGAAGTCAATCATACTTTGTTTTCAATCTGGAAGTTGAGGGCGCACATACATATTTTGCTAACGGCATCCTTGTCCACAACTGCGAAGATTGCGCCGTACTCGATGGCGAGGTCGTCGCGCTCGATGAGGACTTCTCTGACGGCGAGAACGAGCCGCCCGACCATCCGAACTGCCGGTGCTGTATTCTACCCATCGTGCCGGAGATTGAAGAGGCGGAGAGCGAAAACGAAGAGGAGGAAACATGACCGATTGGAAGTATGACACGCTAGAGGCATTGGAGCGCTGGGTCGCATGGAAGTACATGACCGAGACGCTCTCATGGACGGGCGAGAAAATCGCTTTTGAACTCGACCTGAACCTGGAGCGGTTGCTGAAGTGGGTCAACGCCGGCGCGCACACCATGAACCGCATCATGGACCAACAGCAGGGCAAGGTCAAGGCGATACTGCGCACGCTGATGGAGACGTATCCGTCGAGCGTCGTGTCGCCGGACGCGTTGCCGGACATCGACTTGAAGAAGGTCGTCGAGTTCCTGAACGCCCAGGTCTATGACATGGACAAGATGGCGAAAATATTGAAAGTGAACCCCGAGGTGTTCCGCATCTGGTACGGGAAGCACCTCCCGGAGATAAACGCGGCCTTGAAGCAGGCCCACAAGCGAGGAGAATTCTCGCTGAAGTAAAAGGAGACAGGCAATGGATTTTGTTACCGAGCGAAAGAAATTCGTCGATGTATATCCCGACAAGGCCGCCGAGGTTGCCCAGCGACTGAAAATCAAGAAAGACGACCTGGAGATTGTCGTCAAGTACGGCACCTCCGAGACGGTCGAGTCGAACCCCTCCGAGCGGTCCGTGGTGTCATACATCACGACCGGCGTCAAGGACCGCGACGGCGAGGTCATCCTGCCGGACGGTCTGCAGGAGAAGCACTTCCGCGAGAACCCGGTCGTGCCGTTCGGGCATGATTACCACTCCCTGCCGGTCGCGAAGAATATGTGGCTCCGCAAAGACGGCAAGGGTATCCTCGCCAAGACGGTGTTTGCCAACTCCGCGAAGGCCGAAGAGGTCTATCGCGCCTATACGGAGGACATCGGCGGGAGCGGACCGCTCTGCCGCGCATGGTCTATCGGCTTCATCCCGATCGAGTGGGAAGAGCCGGTGCAGAAGGCGGGCGATGACACACCGCGACGCATCTACAAGAAGTGGGAACTGTTGGAATACAGCGCCGTGCCTATCCCGTCATGCCCCGAGGCGCTGACTCTGGCTGTCGGCAAGGGTATCATCTCCGCCGCGACGGCGAAAGAGTTCAACCCTGACCTGCCTGGGACATCGGCAACCATCACCGCGCCGGGACGTCCAATATCACGCGAAGAGGCCATCAAAATCGCCGAGGGCGTCTTAGAGAAAGCCGAACGCGAGAGAGAAGAAGTCGCGGAGGCTGAAGCAAAGGCTGGCGGCGTCAAGCCCGATGAAACAGTCACGAAGCCCGAGGTGACGGAGAACTACATCCGCATCCCCGTGGACAAGGGCGACCATAGCGGTCACAAAATTCGCACGATGTCGTTGTCCGACGCGAAGGGCATCAAATCGCTCTACTGCGTTGACTGCAAGAAAATCATCACCTACCTGTTCGACAAAGACAAGTGGACGATGGAGACGGCGCGCGCCTGGGTCAACGACCACAAGGAAATCCACGATACCATCGCTCAAGCGGTGTATGAGGACACGATGATTCCGTTTGTGGTAAACTTGTCTCGCTCTGATGCTCTTCGCGACGCCATGCACGACGAGACCATCGGGATGTACGAGAACATCCTGGGCGAGATTCTTGATACACAGGACATGATTCGCGCTCTACCCGCTGTTGTTCAAGAAAAGCAAGTGTTCACGAAAGTTGAACAGCCCGAAAAGTTGAACCCGCCAGCCGCCATCCCGCTCGACAAGGAGATGGTGAAACAGGTGGCGCTCGATATTCTGAAGGCCATCCCGCCCGAAGAACTGCGGAAGCAAATCAACGAGGGCATCGCTCTCGCCGTTGATAAACTGAGAGGTAAGGTCAGATGAAAAAGCAACCGACACATGCGGACCTGCTCCGCGAACTCGAAGCCCTGAAGAAACAGGTCGAGGCGCTGAAGACACAGCCTCCGACGACCATCATCCGGGTCATCGAGCATTGGCCGTCATATCCGCCTTATCAATGGCCGGGATACTGGCCTCATTGGGATCCGATAACGACTCCTTATTGGGGAGGCGGGACCATAGGCAACGGCACCCAGTCCGTTGATTCAAACAACGGGATGCCTCAATACACATTGACATGAGCCAAATCGAAATCGTATGCCCCGGATGCGGCTTCGTCGGAAAAGCGCGTGATGCGTTCGATGAACTCGGACGCCGCACCGCCGTTGTGAAGTGCGCGAAGTGCCAAACGAAGTTCCGGATCACGCATCCGCTGGGCAATAAAGACATGGAACATAAATTTCAGGTCGCCGAGGACATCCCCGACGACAGCGTTTTACTATGACGATACATCTGCTGGCCTCGGCTCTCATTCGGCAAGCACCCCGCTCCGGCTCTAGAGACATCAGGCCGCACCAGCACCCGGTGGAGACACTCCGTGAGAAGTGTCAGCCGGCGAACAGGCGGCTGGAGATGTCAGGACGCACGAAGCGCGGCGGGCGGCACGACACGCCGAAATCCAAAGCCAGCATCGGATAATTTTATGAGCGACGAAACCAAACAGGCTAATGCTCAAATCGACGAGGCCGTCAAACTCGCCGTCAACGAGGCGGTGGGCAAGTACGTCGCCGACGCTATGAAGGAACAGCGCGCCGACGCAGAGGCCAAAATCAAGGAAGCCGATAAGAAATTCCTCATCCCCGAGGAAAAGCAAAAAGCGGCCAATGAAGCCGCCAAGGAGTTCAAGGGCTTCCGGTATTTCTTGGACTCCATCTATCGGTCCCGCAAGTCGGGCACTCTCGACCCGCGTCTCGCCAAACTCTACGTCGAGGAGAAAGGCGGGGCCGGCACGACGGGACACTCGGAAATCGCCGACGACTCAATGGGCGGTTTCCTCGTCCCTGAGGTCTATAGGGCAGACCTGCAGGAACTGGCAATCGAAGATGAAATCGTGCGCCGGTGCGGGCCGACCGTCATTCCGATGACGACCGACTCGCTGAAAATCCCCTATGTCGCCGACACGAGCCACGTCTCGTCCCTGTTCGGCGGCATCATCGCCTACTGGACGGCAGAAGCGGCCCAGAAGTCTGGGACCGCGCCGCTGTTCGGTCAGATGGAATTGACGCCGCACAAATTGGCCGGCATCACCTATGCCTCGAACGAATTGCTCGCCGACAGCGCCATCGCGCTGGAGCCGATGCTCAAGCGGCAGTTCGCGAAGGCGTGGGCGTGGAACGAGGACTACGCTTTCCTGCGTGGCTCCGGTGCCGGGATGCCCCTGGGCGTCCTGAACTGCGGCTGTCTCTCTTCCGTCTATCGGGCCGTCGTGTCGCACATCTCCTATGACGACATCGCCAAGATGTATGCGGCCATGCTCCCCACGTCGCTCAATCGAGCGGTCTGGGTCATCAACCCGAGCGTCATTCCGGAACTCATCACGATGGGCACCAAGTACCTCTCGACCGAGTATACCCGCATCCTGGTCTTTCAGCCGGACGCCCACCTCGGCATCAACTGGACGCTCCTGGGCCGGCCTGTGTTCATCACGGAAAAACTGCCCCATCTCGCAACCGCAAACGACATTATCTTCGCCGACTTCTCCTACTACCTCATCGGCGATCGCCAGCCCATCACCATCGACGCCTCCACGCACATCAGATTCGACTACGACGAGACCGCATGGCGGTTCGTTCTGCGCGTCGCTGGGCAATGCTGGCCCCAGACGAAGTTGACCTTGAAGGACAACTCCGCCACCTATTCCCCGTTCGTCGGACTCGCCTCGACCACGTCCTGACGCTAGGAGCAGAAAATGGATTACGATACAAAGACGGGCGGCTTCAAGAGTCTCGGTGAATTCCTAGTCCGCGCCCGCGCCGTCAGCATTGGTCAAGCGTCCGACAGTCGGCTCGTCAAGGCTGGGCACCTTGCTATGTCGGATGATTCTCTCGGCGGTTTCCTCATCCCTGAGGAATGGGCCTCTCAAATCATGACGGTTGCGCTGGAGGATGCCATCGTCCGGCCTCGGGCGGTGGTGCTGAAAGCGCACACCGATTCGCTCCACGTGCGGACCATCGTTGAAAGCGACCGCTCCACCTACATCTACGGTGGGGTGACGTTCACATGGATGGCCCCGGCGACCGCCATCAGCGGCGCGAGCGTCATCTCCGGCATCAAGTTCGGAGATGTTGAAATGACGCCACACAAACTCGGGGGCGGGTTCTTCACGTCGAACGAACTCATGGCTGACGTTGACAACTTCGGCAACCTCATGCGCACCTTCATCGGCCGCGCTCTGGCGTTTGTCGAGGACGCCGCGTTCATTCGCGGCAACGGCGCCGGCCAACCGCTCGGGATTCTCAATTGCCCCGCGCTCATCAAGACAGTCCGTGCCGCTGGGACATCCACCGATATCTACTACGAGGACCTCGCCGGTGTAGCGGCTCGTTTCCTCCCCGACAGTTGGAAGCGGGCCGTGTGGCTCGTCAGCCCCGGCGCGCTCGCCTCCCTCATCAAACTCAAGCGCAGCGACACGGCGCTCGCCAATCACATCGACATGGGGCAGAACACAATCCTCGGGCGGCCATTTATCGTTACCGAGCAAGCCACGGCACTCGGCACGTTCGGCGATTTGATTCTCGCCGATTTCGCCCACTACCTGATAGCCGACAGGTCAATCATCATCGATGCGTCTCAGCACGTTCCCGGTTCTTACGGCTACGTCACAGACGAGACGTTCTGGCGAATCACGCTCCGCGTGGACGGACAGCCGATGCTGTCCTCGGCAATCACGCCGAAGAACGGGTCCACAACCGTGAGCCCGTTTGTCACGATCGCCACACACAGTTAACAAGGAGACCCAAATATGGGCAACATTCACTATTTCATACAGCAATACGACGTGCTGTACGGAGGCTATCACGTCTCCATCGGTCAAAGCACCATCACGACCACCTACGCCAACATGGCCAACTATGACCTTCTGGTCGGCGTTCTCTCCGGCTCGGCCCTCGCCTCCGGCTCGACGCTGACGCTGAAGGCGTATCAGGCCTCGACCTCCACGGGGTCCGGCTCCAAGACGGTCACGGGTGCGACGGCCACCGTGGTCGGCGGGACGGCCAGCACGTTCGCGCTCGTTTGCCAGGTCAGAGGTCAGGACCTCGACGCCGGCAACGGCTTCCAGTACGTTTCGTTCCTCGGAACGACGAACAACGGCTCGGGAGTCGAACTCGGCATCGTCACTCTCATCGGCGGGCGGGCACGCTACAAACAGTCCACCGTCCCCTCAATGTAAGCAGAAGCAGGAGTGCAAACTCAGAAGCGATATCAGGAAGTCGGGGGGTCGGCAACGGCCCCCCGCCCTTCCGACCAGGAGCATGAATGAGAATTATTTGGAGTTCGAGCGAGCCGGACTGCAAGACCGCATACGGCATCGTCACCGCTGAAGCGGTGCGGCGGCTGACGGACGCGGGTCACTACGTCCGAATCGCCACGAAGCATCAGACGACCGGGTGGCATTATTGGTATGACCGCGCCCGGATGATGGAGTTGGTCGATGAGGTTGGCACGGCGGTTGACGCGCATCAAGACCCGTCCACCCTGCTCGGCAAACTCTACGAGGAAGTCCAGGGCATCGACGTGTTCGACGGCACGAACGGCTACTACATCAACAAGATGATGGAGCAAGAGAAGTTCGATTACGTTTTCACGTCGTGGGACATCTGGACGATGTGCGGCCACCGTTTGTTCCCGAAAGAGCAATGGGCGGCCGTCGCGTACATCGACTCCGAATGGATATCGGAGCGCATGAAAGAGATATTCGTCGAGCCGGGAATCGTCATCGGCCCGACGCGGCACGCTATCCGAGAACTTGAGGCGATGGGGCTAAGGCCTATCTACGCGCCGCTCGGCATGGACGCGTCGGTGTTCACGATCCGCCCAGCCGGGCGCGAGGCGTTCCGCAAGGCCGTCGGGCTCAAGGGCGGCGAGTTCCTCATCGGTGCCGTCGGGCTCAACTACGGCGATGACCGCAAGGGCTACATCCCGCTCATGCAGGCGTTCAAAGTGTTCCACGAGCGGCACGAAGAAGCGCGGCTCTATCTGCACTCACACGCTGGCGGGATTCTCGCCGAGACGCTCAACTATCAGCAAATCGCCAAGAACATCGGCATCAACGATTGGGTGCTATGGCCGGACCAGGGCGCGATGTGGATGGGCCGGATTGACGCGACGATGATGGCGAATATCTACAACGGGTTCGACCTATTCGCGCTCCCGACGCGCGGCGAAGGCTTCGGCGTTCCCATCATCGAGGCTCAGGCGTGCGGCGTTCCCGTCGTCGTGACCGACACGACCAGCGGGCCGGAACTCTGCAAGACCGGCTGGCTCATCAAGACGGACAAGTTCGCCGACCGCGAGTGGCTCGGTACGGAAGGCTTCCGCCTCCGCTGTGACGCCGGGGCCGTGCTGGATGCGCTCGAAGAAGGCTACGCGGCGGTGAAGCCGTGCGACCGCGGCGCGATAGCGCAGAAGGTCCGAAGCGGCATTCTGGAGTACGACTGGGACAACGTCTGGAACCAGTATTGGGTCCCGTTGTTCGCAGAATTGGAGAGGCGCATTGTCACCCACAACGATTGAGGTCGAGTTCCTCGTCGATTGGAAGTGCGCCCATCGCGGCGAGCGGCGGAGCGTCACGGCGGACTGCGCCGCCGTCTGGGTCTCGCAGGGCATCGCGAAGTTCGTCAGCGCGCCGCCGATGAACAAGATGGTGGAGAACCCACCGCTGGCAAAATGAAAAGAAGAAACATTCGACGACAAGACGGTCATGTTACCATGACCCTTGCGATACAGACCATTACCACATGGAGGTAACAAATGGCTTCGATTCTGTATGATTATTTCAAGTCCGAGGTACTGTGCAACACCATCAACCTGACGAGCAACACGTTCTACTGCATGCTCGTCACCTCGGCCTATTCGGCCACCTCGGCCACTCACTATCGCACGACGGTCACGAGCGAGGTCAGCACCACGAACTACACGACGGGCGGGGCGCAGATCACCTCTCCCACCTGCACGACCGACACCACGAACCATTGGGGTCAGTTCGGCGGGCAGAACGTGTCCTGGTCATCCGTCACGCTGACGGCGCGTGGCGCAGTCGTCTATAAGTCCACCGGGGCCGCGACGACCGACAATCTGGTCTGCTACTTCGACTTCGGTTCCGACCAGACCGCCACGAACGGCACGTTCACGATTCAGTGGTCCACCGCCGGCATCATCCACCTGTCCTGACGACTGGGTGACATGAGCGGTTGGGTCGGGTTCGACTTTGACGGAGTGCTTGTTCAATTTCCCGATGCCCGTTCGTTCGCGTTGACCGGCAGGAATTATGGGGCGGACAACGAAGCGCCACTCTCATTCCTCCGCATGCTCAAGCAGGCCGGTGTAGAAGTGAGGATTTTCTCCGCCCTCGCCGGGGACGACGGATCACGCGCCATCGTGCAAAGGTGGCTGGACGAGCATGAACTGTCGGGCGTCGCCATCACGGACAAGAAAGACTTCGAGATGGTGGCGATGCTCGACGACCTGGCTATCACGATTGACCCAGCCGACGGCCAGCCGGTGACTCATGTCGATGCTATGAATGCGATCCTGGGCCGCGTTGGAGTCCAGGTGAAGGAGCGGCCAATGCCAGACAAACCGCACGTCCCGGAGACGAAGGTCAAGGCCAAGGACGACGAAGAGGAAGCGAAAAAGCCGGAACTTCCGCCTGGGGTTCCGATAATCCCGGCGAAGGTACATCGCGTGGTCGGGCCGGACGGCTCGGTCAGCGTCATCATCACGCCGCATCCGATCGGCGTGACAGGAGAGGTGCCGAAGTAGTACGGCTTTAATCTTCCACAAGGAGGCGCGTTTGACGCCATCAATTCTCATCGCCTGTCCCGTTCTTCGGGGGCAGCTGGAGCCGGAGTGCATGCACTCGTTGCTTGCGGCGCGGGAATATCTGCTCTTCAGGGGCATCCCGCACAAGGTATTGACGAACGAGTGCGCCCTGATCTCGGCGAACAGAAACGAGATGACCGCATCATTCCTGAATGTGACGAACGCCGATTTCCTGCTGTGGGTCGACAGTGACATCTCATTCCCGCCCTATGCGGTATCGCGCCTGATGTCGTATGACCTGGATATCGTCGGTGGGGTTTATTTCCGCAAGGAACGCGAGGCCCGGCCGCTCATCTTCGACTACCATGACGGCGGGTTTCATACGCGCTACGCGGTGCCGCGTGTCGGGCTGTTCGAGGTCGACGGGCTCGGCACTGGCTTCATGCTCATCAAGCGGCGGGTGTTGGAGCGGTTCAACCCGGACGTAGTGAAGGCCATCGGGCCGCCGTTCGGGATCGGAGTCGATGACAAGGGCAAGGAGGTCGGTGAAGACCTCGCATTCTGCAAGCGGGCCAAGCAGACGCTCGGCTACAAGATATGGGCCGACCCGTCCATCCCGCTCATGCACGTCGGCA